ATAGCCCTCATCAACGCTGAAGCTAAATCTATGGGTATGGGGCTTAGTGATGTAGATGCTTCAGGAGTTCCTGATGTATTGGAAATCAGCAAGTTAGCCACAGAACAAGACAAAGCTAGCAAGGACTTCCAGGCTAGAATGGCTGACATAAATGCCAAAAATAGAATGGCTGCTGAGAAACTAGCTATTGAAAAAGAGAAGCTACAGGTGGCTAGAGAGAATCAAGCAAACGATTTAGCTATTGCTAAAGAAAACGCAAAAGGAAGAGCTAAAAAACCTAAGAAAGAATAATGGATAACAAGGAACTTATTGATGACGTTCTACCATTTGACCCCATTCCTCATGAAGACATCACAGCCTGTATACAGGCAATGGGTGTGATTGAAGATATGGACACTGTTCTTATGTCTGAAGAGGAAGTGGAAATGGTAAATGGGATAAAGAAAATGTCATTACTAATTACTTATCAAGCTCTTAAAGAGATATTTGAGGGAAGTCAATATGGAAATAACCAACCCACATAAGGTTGAACACAGAAAGTTAGGCAAGGAAAGAGCATGGGGAATTGCCTGGATGGGGGAAAACAAGATAAGTATAGACCCTACCCTCACTGGATATAGGTATCTTCTCTACCTGCTTCATGAGCATTTCCACCTAAAACATCCTGATTGGAGTGAAACAAAGGTGAGAAAAGAGTCCTCCTTGACAGCTAGATTTCTATGGAAGATGGGATTCAGGTGGGTAGAATTAAAGTGAGTTGATTAGAGTAAAATAATTTAATGCTATATTATCCGCAAAAATTACTGATATAGCTACATAACTCTTTGCTATTCAACAGGTATGATATACTTTTACATTTCATAAACCAATCAAAAACAACTACATATGGCTGAGAACTTAGATAGTCCGTCATTTGGAAATTTTAGTATCCAAGACACAATGGAAATGGGACTGGGTAGCCAGGAGCTGATGAATGATTTAATGTCTCCCGAAACCTCCACAAGCAATCCTGATGATATTCAAGAGATTGTAAAAGAGGCAACACCCCCTGAAGCACCAAAGGTACCAGATGTACCTAAGGGTAAGGAAATTGTCCCAAAGGCAGATGGTGAAGAACTTACAGGTCAAGACTTGATTTCTAGCTTCCTAGGAGATAATACAGAAGAAGAAACACAAGAGCCTGAAACTCAAGAAGTTGCAAAACCAAAGAAAGCTGCCAAACTTGAACAAGCCCCTGCTGCTACAACAGAAGAGGAAGCACCAGCGGAAGAAGAACAAGTGAGCCAGTTTACAGCTCTCTCAAGAGACCTGTTTAAACTAGGCGTATTTTCCAAAGATGAAGAAGAAGAAGATGTTGCTATTGACACTCCTGAAGCTTTCTTAGAAAGATTCCAGAATGAGAAGAAGAAAGGAGCAATTGATATGGTGAACAGCTTCATTGGTCAATTTGGAGAAGACTATCAACAAGCATTCGATGCTATATTCGTAAAGGGTGTTAATCCCAAAGAGTATTTCGGAACTTATAATAATGTAGTGAGCTTTGCTGAAATGGACCTGTCACAGGAAAACAACCAGGTGTCAGTGATTAAGCAAGCGTTAGCTGATCAAGGGTTTGAGCCAGATGATATTAACACAGAAGTGGAAAGGCTCAAAAACTACGGAGATTTGGAATCTGTGGCTACAAAGCACCACAAGGTGTTAGTAAAGAAAGAAGCTCAGAAGCTAGCTCAAATGGAGCAAAAAGCTGAGGTGGAGCTACAACAGAAACAAGCAGTTAAAAATCAATACATTAATAACGTTCAGCAAGTGCTACAAGACAAGCTGAAATCAAAGGAGTTCGATGGTATTCCCATCAATCCCAAACTAGCTAGCGAACTACAAGACTTCCTACTGGTGGATAAGTATAAGACATCATCTGGAGAAACTCTCACAGATTTTGACCGTACCATCCTGGAATTGAAGAGGCCTGAGAACCATGCAACTAAAGTGAAGGTTGCTCTCCTCCTTAAAATCCTAGAGAAAGACCCAACGCTTTCCACTATTCAAAGAACAGGCGTTACAAAAAAATCTAACGAACTGTTTGGGGAGGTAGCTAGACAAGTGACAAAGGCTAAGAGTACAACATCTGCTCAACAGCCCAAGACAAATTCATGGTTCTTATAACTTTCACAAAATAAAAGGATAACAAAATGGCAATTCAAACAATCCCAGGTTTAACTGGCTTTACCTACGCTCGTGTAGCCTCTATGGACAAGCGTGCTGTTGGTAAGTTGACAGATGCAAATCACCTGGAATCATTCCACTCAACAGAGCCTGCTGACTATGATAAGAAGATCATCAGTCTTTACACACAGAGCTCTTTGTACAGTAATGACTTCCTGGACATGATCAACAAAAGCACGCCTTATTACATTGATAATAATAGCGATGCTTGGAAATGGCAAGTAGCTGTTCCCTACAAATTCCCTAAAATCATCGATGTACCTACATCAACTCAAGAGTTGACTAAGCCTGGTATCGATGGTCAAGAGTTCCAATTGGTACTTGACACAAACGAGTTCTCTAAGAACGCCATCGTTTCTGTTGGTTCTCGCCAGTATGGTCCTCGTTTCTATGTTGTAAAAGATCCAGTTCCTTGGAACATGGGATTCTTGTACAGCTTCACTCTTGTGAGTGACAACCCCACTGTAGACTTTGTAAGTTCTACATTCCTTCAGTATGGTATTGAGCTTGAGCTAGTAGATGCTGCAATCGGTGAATTCGATCAGGATTTATTAGGTCTTCCTCGTTTGGGAGAGCAAATCACTATGTTTGAATCTTTAGGTTCTGCATATGGTTTTGAGCACAAAATCACTGAATGGGCTGATGACAAGATGATGCGTGATTCTTCAGGTAAGCCTTTGGACATCCTGGTGTATGCACCTCAGCGTAGAAATCAGCTACCTCTCACTCGTAATGATGTTAAGTGGGAGCCATTTATCGAGTTCTGGATGCGTAAGAGTATGCTTGAGTTGAAAGTTAAGCGTATGATTTGGTCTCGTCCAGGTACTGTTAAGACTAATGGATCTAAGCAAGAATTAAAGCGTACATCTGCTGGTGTTTATCATCGTATGCGTAACAACGGTAACCTGGTTCAATACAACCGTGGTGAGTTTTCTGCCAACCTGATTCGTTCTGTGTTTGGTGACCTGTTCTACAGACGTGTGGATGTTAAAGATCGTAGAGTTAAAATGTACACTAATGAGGCTGGTTTTGACGTATTCCAACAAGCTTTGAAGACAGACGCTTTAAACAGTGGTTTGACATTCATGGCTGATAGCGGAAATCGTTACATGCAAGGAGAAGGACAACACATTACGTACAACTTTGCATTCGATGCAATGGTTACACGTGAAACTGGTCGTGTTGAGCTGATTCACTTGAAAGAGCTTGACCTTCCTCAATCTAACCTAGAATTTGGACAAAACAAGAAATCAACCCCCGTATTCATGGTGTTTGACGTATCTCCAATGTCTGATGGTTCTTTGGTTAACAACATCCGTGAGGTGCGTATGAAGGGTGCTCCTTCTATGACTTGGGGATATATCGATGGAACTCGTCACCACTTGGGCTTTGCTAAGTCTCAGGGTATGAGCTCTGCGAACAAATTCCCAGGATACGAAATCTGGATGAAGGATCGTTGTGATGTATTCATTGAAGACTTGTCTCGTACAGTGTTGATTGAAGAAATCCCACAATTCTAATAAGACTACAGCTAAGGCTGTTCTTATAACCTACCGAGAAGAGATTGCTCCCCCACTTTCAGGGTGGGGGTGCTCTTCTCAAACTACAGAGATGGGATACAGGGCTATCTCCTGTTTGCCATGAGGTTCAATCCTCACGTCTCTGCAAATAAACCAAATAAAACAACTACATATGGGCAAGATTGGTAAAATCTCAACACTGAAGAAAGATTATAACAACTCACAGATTCAGACCATGCAAGGTGGTCTTTCCTTGAGAGGTTTAACACGCATTCCTGGTACAGGGGTTTTTAAATATCCTTACAAGGAACTTGATGGACAGTATAGAACAGGACTTGATCCTAATGCTGCTTACATCCGCAGAATCCAAGATCCTCTAGAAAGAGAAATGGAAGTTGAACGTGTAACAACGCTAAGAAAGAAACTTGAGGCTGCTTTGGGAGATATTGATCTAAGTCCTCGTTCTAATTTCTGGAACTATGGACTATCCACTTCTTCAAATGATGCATTGCACGTACAGCCTGTAAAACTAGTAGATGGAGATAACTATTTCGATCTCTCTATCCCTTTACAGGAAATAGCTTTCTCTTGGCTCCGTGTTCACCCAACAATTGCTTCCAGCTATCAGGCATGGGAGAGAGGTGAATTCCCTGCTGACACACAGTTCTATGTAGCTGATGATGAAATCGAGAATGCTGTACTATTCAAGAAGAAACAACTTATCAACAAGGCTATTGTCAAGTTTGACAGTATGACTCCTGATAAGAAGAAGAAGGTGGCACGTTTGTTGGGACTGCCTGTTACAGACAACACAACAGAAGAAGCTGTGTATAACCAAGTGGATAACCTGTTGAAACAGACAGAGTTTAAAGCTGGTAAATACCAAGGACTCTCTCCTGTGGAAGTGTTTAACAGATATGCAGACATGAAGGAAAACTTGCTCCATATTAAAGACTTGGTTAAACAAGCTCTCACTCACTCAATATATAGACTCAAACCTAGCGGAAAGATTTATGAAGGTGAGTTTGAGGTGGCCAAGGATGAAGATGATTTAATTAAAGTGCTAGCTGACGATGATAATCAGGATATGCTCCTAACTCTCGAAGGCAAGCTAAAAACTAAGAAACTGGCCTCAGTATGATACCTGTAGATAGTTTATTGTATAAAATCGATCAACGACTAAATAAACTATCAACCAACGTTCATCAGCAAATCAACCTCGAAGATAAGATCTTGGCTCTTAATGAGGCACAGATCAAGCTGATAAAGCAGAAGGTTGATGGAATAAGTGTGGTTAGTGGCCTAGGACTAGACTCCTTTAAAAAGCGCTACGAAGACTTACAGAGTTTAGTGGTTACGTACAATCACCAACCTCTCACCCTCACTCTCAAGAACGCTGAACTAAATCAATGGTTTGCTAATCTACACACACTTGATCCTAAGTATATGTTCTACATTGATAGTTATATACTAGCTGACAAAGGGGTGTGTAAGGACAGAAAGATCTGGATAAATAGAGACCTGGCTAAACATGGTGACCTTCAGTTTATTCTGAACAATGACCACTACAGGCCTTCTTTTGAATACCAGGAAACTTTCAACTTCCTTTCTACAGATGAAATATCCATCTTCACTGATGGTATCTTCACTCCTAGTAAGATATATATGTCCTACATGCGCTATCCTAAATACATCAATAAGACAGGATATGTTATGATAGACGGGCAACCATCAGTTGATGAAGACTGCGAACTTGAACTGTATTTAGAAGATGAACTACTGGATTTGACAGTGCAGAACTTAGCTATGTACACTGAGAATCAATCTGCTGTACAAAGCTCCATACTAAGAATTCAGACAAACGAATAGATTTTTCTTAACATTTAAAATAAAACAAAATGGCCGATTTTTCATTAACTACGCTCTTCGTGGTTCCTGTTGGTTCTGGACAAAATGCCAGTATTGCCAATAGCGGTTCTACGCAAGATCTAATCCCAGGCAAAGTTGGTTTCTTCAAGAGTGACTATACAGTTGCCACTGCTGCCAACATCGCTGCCTCTCCCTACTTCTATGTAGCACAAGGTCGTACAAACACTTATCTGCAAGGCTCTAAGCGTTCAGATAAAATCAAAGGTTGCCCTACAGCAAACTGTAATTCTAACGTTACAGAATTCTACAAGGTGACTGGTTGCCCTACAGCCGCTACACAGGTGACTGATGTATCTGGATGGAATGTACAGTGTGGTGACATTGTTACCCTTACACTTCGTGCACATTCTAGCTACATTGACACTTTGTACTTTAACGGTTTCACTCGTAGTGTAACTGTTCAAGCTCCTTGTTGTGATTGTGGTGGAGATCCTTGCACAATTGTAGATGTACCTGCTCTTATCGATCAGTTCATCTATCAGCTTGAACTCCAGGCTCCTGGTAACAACCCAGACAACATTTCTTTCAACACATTCTATCAGTTCCAACGTATTGGAAATGATCAGAATGCAATCCTTCGCATTAGTGGTAAGCCTCTAACTAAGTATGGCCAGCCTTGTGATGTTGCAGCATTCCCTTGGGAGTATGACCGTATGTGGTTCCGTACATTCGTGTACAATGGACCAGCTACAACAGCTGACTTCATCGTTGCTGATGCTTGTAACATTGTAGCAGATGCCACTATCATTCAACGTGCATCTTACCCAACTGGTACATCTGGTGAGATTGCTCAATTGGAGAAGAACTTCTACAGCTATCAAGCTGGTTATTTGAAGCACCTTTACAGAATGGCTGGTTACAACGAGAACTTTGAAAGCTGGGTGAGTGATGGTACTAACTATGATACCTATTACATCCGCTTCAATGAGTATAACAAGTCTGAATATCAGTGGGGTGACTACATTATGGAAGATAGCACAGTGATCATTGCTGTTGAGAATGGTTCTGCAGCTGCTACTTCTGTAAATGACATTCTAACTGCTGCTCTTGGTACAATTCCTGGTGACAATTCATGTGTAACCACCACATCTACCACCACTACGATTTGGCCAACTACTACTACAACATCTACCCTGATTCCGTAATAGTAGGCTAGCAAACAATATCATATTAACCTAAGCCAGAGGTGAGAGGATTAAAACTCAGATCCTCTGGCTTATTTATTTAAAAGCAACATGGCTTTACAATTAGATATACTGGTGGTGCCTACATACAACACCCTTACATTAGGGGTGGCAGATGCATCCATCTATCCCACTAATCCCCCTGTTGTTTCCTCTCCCACAATTGAGATTACAGTTCCTGGTTTTGATGTGGTGAGTCTTCCTTTTAATGTTAACGATTTTAACATATTCAACTCTCTATCTCTTGGCTTAACAACATTTGGTCAGCCTCTTCTTCCTCTTCCTGATGGTGTATACAAATTAAAATATTCAGTGGCACCTTCTTACGAGAACTTTGTTGAAAAAACAATCATTCGTGTGGAAGTGTTACAGGAGAAGTTTGATGAGGCCTTTATGAAGCTAGATATGATGGAATGTGATAGGGCTATTAAAACCCAACAAAAGGTGGACTTGAACACTGTTTATTTCTTCATTCAAGGCGCTATTGCTGCTGCAAACAACTGTGCTGTAGCTGAAGCAAATAAACTATACAACCAGGCAAACATGATGTTAAACAATTTCATCAAGAATAATTGTGGGTGCTCTGGAACCAACTACGTATTAAACTTCCAATAATATGGCAACTTGTAGAAAATGCGGAGCTAAATTTGGCTGCGGATGTCAATTAATAGATGGTCTCTGTGGAGGATGTCATGCAGAAATAAACAAAATAAAAAAAGGTTTTAAACATGTTATCTCCAAGATTAACAGATTGTGTAGCCTGTAGTACCATCCCAGCACTACTGGATGATATTGATTGCAAGTTGAAAAAGCTAGCAAGCAATCTATACAATAATGTTGTGTTCTCTTTAAACCAACCTGTCCCAGCTGGAGCTATTCTAGACCTACTGAACTATAAACGTATTCTTACGTACAAGTTTTGTAATCCAGATTATGCTAAATGTTTTACGGTGGAGATAATTGCTAGTAGAGTTAAACTGTTGATAAGCAAATGATTTGGGGAGCAGTTTGTGACTGTTGTATTGAAGAGGTGGTAACATACTACTACCCATACAACTGTGTCCCTCCCAATCCTGTGCCCAACACTACCACCACTAGCACAACCACCACAATATATGTTGATTCGTTTTTGAACAAATTAAAATCAAAATAGATGTCTACGAAGAACTGTTCTAATTGTTTTAACGGCTGTGCTGAGATAGTATCAGACCAGTGCGTACGATATACAGGAGTGGATGTTCCCCTCTTAGGTATTCAACACGGAGATTCTCTATCTTATATAGAGCAAGCTCTCATCACTTTTCTCACTGCTGCTTTAGATGGTACAGGAATTAAGCCCACCATTGACCCAGCTATTATTTGTGAGTTGGTTCAACAACATCTTCCTGATTGTGAAGATCTTAATGCCACCAACCTTTTCATTGCACTCATCAAGGCTGCTTGTGAGTTACAAGAGCAAATAGATGCTATTGTAGCTGATATTGCTGTAATTGAAGCTCCTTACACAGTGGAGTGTTTAGATGGTGTCACTTCCACTTCTGGTACACATAACGTTCTTCAGGCTGTTATTACAAAGCTCTGTACATTAATAGATGACTTTGATGCTTTTGTAATAGATGTTGAAACTAACTATGTAAAGAAATCAGAACTATGTGCATTAGTGGCAGCGTGCACTCCTGCTCCTGTTGTACAATATAAAGATAGAATGGTGCCTTATACATTGGTGGAGTATTATGGATCTCTATCTAATTTTAATGGTGCTGGTATAGGAATCCCTGCTAATGGATTTGAGGACATCTATCTCTGTAATGGTGCTAATGGCACACCTGACAAACGTGGAAGAATTCCTGTAGGAGCTATTCAAGCAGTTCCTGGTGGTGGTGCTCTCAATCCTGCTGTTGATCCAAGCATTGCTGGTAACCCCAATTATGCTCTAAACACAACAACAGGAGCTAACACTGTTACACTTACATCTGCAGCACAGATTCCTTCACACACGCACACAGCTGTTACAACACTTGTAGATCCTGGACATAATCACCTATTAGTAGGTGCTATTGCTAGTGGTTCTTCTGCTCCAGATCCTACATCCTCTACATTTATTGATTTCAGACATGATTTAGAAACTGATCTTTCTTATAGAATGACAGGTAGTAACAATGTTCCTACGATTGGAAAAAGCGAAACAAAAACTACAGGAATCTTTGTAGGTGTAGTTAATGACCCAACAGGTGGTGGTCAGTCTCATAATAACATCCCTCCTGTGCTTGCGTGTTATTACATTATGTACATCCCATAAAACTAATATAAATGGCTTGTTTACCAGGAATGCCTTGTTTTGGTCCTACAAAGGGCCCTGTATACCCAGAGGGGATGGGTCCTTGCACTACACCATGTATTGATTCTGAGTATGTTATATATGATGGACCCAACCTTCCGTGTGCTGGTGTAAGCACTGGAACAAATCTACAGGATGCACTTCAGGAAATAGATCAAAAGATTTGTCCTGAAACCATTGCTGCTGCTGTTCTTTTGCTCTTCAGAATCAACCCAACATTCAATGTTCAGTTTTGTGAACTTGTAAATGGTTGTCTTCCAACCACTACAACAACCACCACTCTACCGTGATTGTAACAATAACATTAACGTCTGCTGGACCTGATACAGGACCTTTCAATCTCTACTCAGATGTAGATGGGTTTATATCTGCTTTTGAAACAGGTGTCTCTAAAGCAGCTCTTTTAGCTGGATACACTACATCTCTAGTTCCTAATGGAACAACAATTATAAGAGTGATGTCAGCCAGCGAGCTCTGTACAAACTATACAGACATCACTATTGATGGTGAGTGTACAACCACCACTACCACTACAATATTATTATAAAAAACCCTGTTTGTTGGTTTTCAGGGTGATCTCCCTGGGGTTTCTACCCTGGGGAGTTTTTTATTTATAACCGATTTAGTTAGCCTTGTTAACAGAAAAGGTTAAAATAATTTGGAAAATATTAAAAACTTTCGTACCTTTATGGCAATTTTAACTAAACTAAATTCTAAATGCCTGAAAATCAATCACTTCTGCAACAGCTGGAGCAGATGCTTCACTGGAAAAAGAGCAAAAAGTTCTACGCAGACAAACTACAAATCACTGAGGA